TCAATAGCTTTACCCAGAAAATCTTTCATCTGGTCTAAAATTGTTGTTTCCATTTTTTTACTCCTCTTATACTAATTTAGATTATACTTATACTACTATGAATATACAACACATCACACCTGAAATGATTAAAACTCAACCAGACCAAACTGCTCGTATTCTTAATCAGATTATCGACTACATCAACGAAAAAGAGAGTTAAGTTACTCTCTTTAATTTTCCGTTCTCTGAAATGAATAGTTTCAGTATTGGTTTTTTCTTGTTGTTATGCTTAACGTAGAGAGCCTTGGCTTCCTTTTTTGTTCCACTCTTTACGAAGCTACTGTATTGCTTTTCTACTTTCAGGATTTTATCAGATACGACTAAATCACTATCAGACCCTACTACTAGCTTCACGACAATCTTATATTCCGAACCGACCGACAAATTCAGTCCACCGTTGACGCTAAAGAACTTTTTATTGTCTGCCACTTGGTCATCAGAGAGGGCAAACATATTCCTATCAAGCCTATCAAGTCTCATCTCAAGCCGTGGTTTTGAGTTATAGTTCGCTTTAGTGGTGTCTTTCGGCACTCTTGATACAATCAGCGAGATATTCTCTGAACTAGATAAATTCAAGATGTAAATAGGAATTATGGTTCTCTTTCTTACTCGCTCTCTATATGGCTCTCGTAAAATAATTTTTGGACTAGGCATATTATTCTGTCGCCTCCAAGGTTTCTTTTGCTAAAACATAGTCTGTTCCAACTCTTAAAATGCCACTATTCACCATGCCCATCGCCCCGTTGTCGGCATTCGTGAAAGTCTTGCTCTCCAAAAACTCCTCATAGAACCCCTCGCCAAACTCTTTTGGAAGTTGCTTCAAGCCATGGAATTTCTTATCATGTAAAAGATATTCAATATCCACGAATTTACACCTGTTTATTTTATAGTGGTATCCGATATTATCTTCACCTGCTAAGAAGACCTTGTGTGTTTTAATTCCGTCACAGTCGATATAATCCACCATGTCAAAAGAGATGGGGAGATACGCCCCACCTTTTTTAACTGTCAGAGTTCCCTTGTACTGAGTATTAGATGACTTAACAACAAGCCTATCTTCAGTTGTAGCATTAAGAGTTTCTATGTTTTTCATTGTAACCTTTACAATTTAACAGCTAAGATAGTCCTAGATAATGGCTTAAATAGTTTCTTTCCAGAGGTGTTATCGGTGGTCGGTTCGCCGTTTTTACCTTGGTAGTAGTCCTGCCCAATGATATAGTCATGTCCACCTAAGATATGCAAGAAACCAGTATTTTGTATCATGACAAGACCTGCACGCTTGCCTAGGATTAGGAAGTCAGGAGCAGTATCGAGGTCGGCAAAGTGCATGACCATACGGCTCCCCTCGTTCTTAATATAGCCACCACGCACTTGCCCTTCTGGCACTTCAATGGCAGTATTGTTCGCCTCAATAAAAGCGATGTTGTCGAAATTACCGTTTGGCAAAATCTTTTTCGACGGCACACGAGTCAGAGTTCTTGTGGTGTTGCCAGTTGTCTCATCATAAATATCACGCTCAACAATAAAGAAGTCAGGGAGAGCGTCTAGTGTGTCAATCGGCAGGTCGCCGAGATATGTGGTTTCGATTGGTTGGTTGCAATTCATTTTTATCCTTTCTATGAAAAGCTCATATCATTAGTTATGTTTGAATTTACATCGTGGGTATAAATGCCAGAGGTCTTCAGCCCAGTATTAGAGATATCGCCATAAACGTTAATATTTCCCCATGCTAGTTTGGCATTATCAGGAGTATTGTCGGGTTTCTTCAAGAGTTCTTTTAGCTTCTCGACTTCAGCTCTTAGTTCTGCTATCTCGCCATCAAGTCGCATAATTGTTGTGTTATGTCGTTCAATCGTTTGGCGATATTCTTTTAATACAGCACCAATCTGAAATGGGTGGAACTTCTCATCAGCCCCATAAACATAAACATCACCTTGAGTTGGTTTGGTTTCTTGGTCGACATCTTTAAGCAGTCTCATTGAGATGATATGAGAGAGTTCATCTCCCGTGATACAGTCAACTTTACCATCTTCTCGTTCGTATCTTAAAACACTCGGTGAGATTGCAGGAGACAATTCTAAGTGTGTAACGGTTTCGCCAGCTTTAATTAGTTTCTTAATATCTAGCCCAGTATCGCCCCACGGGTTCTCTAAGATAAGGCCAGTCTTGTTTAGTGGATCTAGTTTTAACTCTAATTTAGCATTAATGGTACGAGCGTCGGTCTTTTGACACTCATCTTCCTGAAAGAAATCTCTCATTCTAAACATCTTAGTCCTCCTCCACGGCTACAATCGAGCCATCTTTTTCATCTAAATACAGAGCGAGCTTCTTATTATTGCCGTTTCTCGGAGCAGCAGATACTTTGACTGGACGGATATAAGATACGCCTTTGTCTTTATTCCAACCGAGAAGAAAGACTTGGTCTTTATTCTGTGGTGCAGAGAGAGCTTGAGGTTTTCCCTCTTTGTCAAAGCCCATCACCGTTTGTAAGGTGTTCACTTGGTGATCAAGGGCGTTCCATGTTGTCCAAGAGTCGCCAACGGTTGCACAACCAGCTCCACAAGCCTCACCTTTTTGGTAAACAAACAGAGCGTTCTCTTTCGCTCCAAGAGTCTTAACATCACCGATATCCGACAGGTGTAAAATCTGCCCCAATGTACTTGCCGAGATAGAGTCAACATGGTGTTCTGCCATGAACTTCAATACTCGTCTGACACTATCCACTAAAAGAGTAGTGTCGGTTTCGCCAGCTTTCACTACTTCACTAAAATCAAACTTAACTGTCTTGCCACCAAAATCGAACTCGACCTTAGTCTTATCCTCATGATTAGGGATATCAACTCCGAGTATCGGACTAGGACAACCACAGCTATTATTGCAACACTTATTCATATCTTAAGTATAAACAACCAACTAGCTTTTCTAAAAAGTATCTAGTTGTTAGCGACTTCGGCGTAAATAGTGTTGTCCTCTGGAGCAGTAACGCTTGCGATATCTGTCACGACTTTGAGTTTGAGGTTCTTTGCTACCATTTGAGCAACCTCACTTTTGAGTGCTACGAACTTAGTGTCATACTCATTTAATTTATCCGAGAGTGCTTTGTTGGATTTCAACACCTCTTCGTATTTCTTCTCAAGGGCTTTAAGGTTGACATAGACTGTTTTATTAGAGAGAGCGTTATTGGAAGTTTCAGAGAGTTCTGTGTCAATTACAAAATGTTCAGCAGAAATCCCCTTAAACAATGCAAAGTAGCCGTTCTCATCAAAGAGATAAGTCAGCCCGTCTGCTCGATAGGTGATAATGGCGTTTCTGTACAACCCGACACGCACGGGGTCAGAGCCGTTTACGCTGTCACCAAACTCTTTCGGAATAATCTTAATCAAGAGGTCAGGTCGAGCCTTCTCAAGACTACCTGCCGTTATACCATCATTTTTACAACTACAATTCATACTTTTATCTTAGCATTCGTTTATTCATAATAAGAAACAATGCGAGAGAGCAGTTCATAGTCATCATCAGTCGCTATTAGTTTGCCTTTATCAACTTTATCTTTTAGCTTCTTGGCAAGTAAATAAGCCACCCTTGTGTCAGCAGAACTGGAGTAGCTACGGATTTTCCTAATACCGTCAACCAACTCTCCACTTGATTTTTCGTTATTGCTCAAAATACCCCTGTCGATATAGGCAGTCTTAACATATTGTTTAGTGAAGCCTCTGCCAGATGTCCCATACGGCAATAAGACATACTTATCTAATAGCTCTAAAGAACTTGCAGAGTTATAGAGGTCTTCAGGCGAGGTCTGCATAATAATTGCTTCAACCACAGGCAAGAACTTCTCCTCTAAGTATCTTCGCTTAAACGGTTCAACTAGTTCAGGGCGATAGTCTTTATACTGTTCAATGTCCATTTTCACTCTTGCATAAGCCTTTTTAAGTCCGTCAATTCGCTTTTTCTTATCACCTAAGACAAGTAACCTAGTAAAGATTAAAACCCTTCCACTTGCTCCACGAGAGGTCTTCTTTCTAATCGCCCTGACATCTTCAAAATATTGCTTAGTGTAATCATCAAACATTACTTGAGAGGGGTCTTGTTCAGACTCAACGCTCATCTCGTTTGCCTTTTTTTGACTGTTCTCAAGTTCTTCATTTTTAACTTGCTCTATGTTCTGTAAAATGTTATCTAGGTTCATTTATTTCTCCCACTATAATCTTTACCACCATCATACTCTGTATTATTGACATTAAAAATCCTACGGATATAACTTTTAATATATGCGTCTTTAACACTACCATCATCGCCTAGGGTAGCACCATAAACTTTTCTCCCCTTGTTATTGCTCTTATAATCACTAGGCAACTCTATTTGCTGGGCGAGTTCTGTCATGACTTTAGTATTGTTAATAGTCTCCTCTGCTCCATATTTTGCGACATATGGTGCAATTTCTTTCATCACTTCAGCGTTCCAGTTTATCCAAATATTGTCGATTTTTTCTTGGTCAGTATTCTTTTGCTTTTTACTCTTCTTCTTCCAGTCAGCATATAGAGCGTCAACCTGTTCTTTAATAGCCTTCTTCTTCTCAAACATACCCTTATCTTTGAAGGTTTTCTGAATGTTTGCCGAGTGAATATCATCTTGTAGCCAGTTGGTGGAGTTCCAAGAGAGGATGGAAACAGGGTTCTGGTAAAAAGTCACCACCTCACCATCTTTATTCTTCTTCTGATAGCCGAAGATTGAGTTGTCATCTGCACCTCTAAAACCTAATCGTTGCATAGTCTCAAGAGCGTTCGCTTTACCTTGAGCTTGAGCTTTTGCCGTGAGGTCATCCACATAACCATTATTTCCAGTATATGCACTACTCTTATTATTCTCTAGGTTCATCAATGCCAAAATAGAGGCAAAGCGTTGGCGAGTGATGGTTGCACCATACTGAGTCTTTAGATTGTTCGCTACATTGAGGACTTTCTGATAGAACGGATTGATGATGTTGTCTCTTTGGTTTTTAAGTTTCTGTATCTTTTCAGGGTCAGTTTCATATCTCAGTTGGTTGTTTATCGACTGCAAGTCTTTTCGTGCAAGCAAAACATCTTTCTCGTTAGAAAGTGAGGATACTGCTTGCTTGAATAAACTCTGTGTACGATCGTAATTTTTACTTAAGATAGGTCCTGTGAACTGATCACCGATACGCCCAATGAATTTTTCTGCACCGTTTCCAGCGTCGCCCTTTACTACTGATTTAGCAAGGTCAGTTAATCCGTCGATAATATCCATGCCAGCCGAACCGAAGATATTGGATAGCACTTTCTGTGCCATACCTGGAGCGACATTGCCACCGAACAGTCCTGAGATAGCTTTAGCTAGTCCACCAGTTTTACTGTCCATTACGATAGGTTCGTTAGTATCAGGGTCGATAGTCGTGTAACTCGTATCTAGTGGCTTGCCAGTATACAAGTCTTTGCCAGTTGCGACTTCCACAGAGGTACGAACAAGTGGTGGCATCGTTTGAGAAATTACACGAGAAATACCAGGCACAATGTGGTCGCCGATAAAACCATTGTCGATTAAACGATTACGGTCAATATTCGTAAAGCCAGTCATATCTATTGGCGAGAGTCCGACCAGGTCGTTCATAGCAAGTTCCCAGAAGGTGTTCTTATTCGCCCCATATAAGCTCTCAATAGCCTGTCTTGCAGGTGCGACAAGCTTGCCAATCTCTTCAGGTAGAGGAATACTATATTTTCTGCCGTGCGATACAAAGACAAGCCCACTACGTTTTTCATATTCAGGTATCTGTTCATAAACTTTACGGTTCTCTTCACTCCCTAAACTCTGTGCCATTAAGAACCATGTCGGTAAGATTACTCCACCCATGAGACGAGAAGAGACACCAACAGGGTCGAGTGCTGCAACACGCCAAAAAGATTTCGCACCGTTAATTGCTGCTCCGAGATATGGTACAGACTGTTGCAACTGGTTAAGGTGATAGAGTTGCCTGCCGAAGTTCGTGGTAGCGTTGCTACCGATAAACTCTGCATAGATACGAGCCTGCTGAATAGAGTATCCTCTTTTCATTGCATCAGAATAAGCCTTGTTAGTGACTGCCGAACGCAAAAAAGTTTCACGCTGGTTATGTAATGTTTCTAATGAGTCCATAGCGTTTTCTAGGCTCTCCTTTGCTTTTCCGATAGCTTTTTCTGTACCCTCTTGAAGTTCTGCAAATCGTTTCGCCTTATTAAATTGGTACAGGCTTGCCTCTGTTCCAACACCAGCCCCAACTCTTGCAATATCCATTTCTCGTTTTAAGGCGAGTTCAGCAACAGATGTACCAGTTTGCTCTGCTTTTTGGACTAAGGCTTCATAAACTCTCTTATCGTTATCAGCAAGGAAGTTCGCAACATCTTTTCCCCAAGTCTCTATCATCTCTTTAGTTGGCTTGCCTGTTGGCACAAGTCCACCAACAACAAAGGCGTTGCCAGTATCTTTGACCCATTGGTTAATGTAGGAAGAGCCACCGACCACGGTAGTACCAGTACGGAATAATTTAGACTGTAATCGGTTTACCTTAGATAGATAAGTGTCGGTATAACCAGAGATTTTCGTATTGAAGAAAGAAGCCGTGAGTGGGTCAACAGCAAGAAGTTCGTGCTGTCCAGCCTTATTAATGACCTCGATCACATTTTCACCTTGCTTGAAGTCGCTAATCTTATCAGCGAGTTTCTTTACCTCATCATAAAGACCACTCTCAGCAACAAGGCTAGTCAGACCTTTATCTGTTAATTCTTTAGAAAGAGTACCTAGGCGACTGTCAATTTCATCTCGGAACTGCTTTGCGACAAGTTCTACCACCTCTTTCTTGTCGTTCCCCATAACTGCAATATGGGATATGGCATCGTCAAGGTTCTTCTCAATAACTCCGTCAGTTAAGTGTTCCGAAAATGCTTTTAGAACGAAGAACTCCTTTGCCTTGTCTGCCATGTCTGTCGCCCCGTTGACTTTGACTATATTGTCAAGCACATCAGAGGTCAGGCTCTTATTTTCCATAACTGAGCTTAAGAACTCATCAATGTTCTTTTTTACTCCACCTACTAGGTTGTCAAAAACCTTAGCATCAAAAACCTCTCCAGTAAGTTTCTTAATTGTCTCTTCGCCCTCAATACCAAAGTCTTTTAAGAACAAGTTGGATACGGTATAGTCAGTTTTACTGTCTATTGCGTTTTTAAACATAGTCTTAGTACGCTCTAATTCGTTATGAAGCTTAAAATCCTCACCAGTAATCCTGTCGGTCACCCCAATGAACTTCCAGTCATCTAATTGCCTAATGTATTCAGTCCTTGCGTAGTCTTGAGCGTCATTTAAGAGGTCATGCACACGGTATGCCACAACATCTTCATAGTCAGCGTTGGCGATATCGACACGCTTTTGGAAGTCACCCAGTTTCTTATTTTTATCTGACTTAAACGGTGTGTTCGGGTTATCAATATCACGCTGGATACGGAAATAGTCCTCTCCGTCCTCACCGAATATCCCACTCTCTTTTATTTTCTCAAGAGTTTCTTTGTCTCGAAGCTTGAGAACATCAGTTAATAACTCACCGTGGGCTTCATCATATTTCTTAAGCACATCTATAAAGTCATCTGCTTTTTGAGTTAAATCTTCACCAAGTACCTTTTTAAGGTTTCCGATACGCTCAGTCAACTGAGCCTGTCTCTCCTCGAATAATCTCTTCAGCCCCTTATCTGCAATATTATCTATTTTGCTATTGATATAGGCTAAATCGACAGATGCACCAATATAGTTATTAGTATTAATGTTTAGAGTTCTTGCACCCTTAACGCCAACGATGTCAGAGAGATTAACGGCTCCCTTTTTCGAAAGTCCGATAGCGTCCTCTGCTTTCAAAAGTGCAGTAAACTTATCGCCGAACATTTCATCATACGCCCCTTTGAATTTTGGGTCAAAATCGGTCTTCGTGATTTTGGCAAAAGTGGTTTTACCCCCGTTCTCAAGGTTGTCTCTTAAATTAGAGAGAAGTCTCTTTTTAAAGTTACTGATATTGTCAAACGCTTCCATTGCTTTTTTATAACCCTCTGGGTCAAAAGTCTTTGAGGGGATTTTAAGCTTAGATAAAAGTTCAGTAGCTTTATGCTCCATCTCGTTCGCTTGTGCAATATTGATTTTCTTTTCTAGTCTGACTAGCTTATTTTTCTGTCCAGCTGTTGGGTTGGCTATTTTTGCTAGTTTCTCTTTTTGTTCGTTGGCTTTTTTAACTAAATCATCATTAGTTAAATGGAATAACTTTTTTGCCTTATCGGTCCACCCATTAAGGAAGTTTTTAATCTTGGCTACACCAACAGTTGCACGATTATTAAGGTTCTGTCCGAGTTGAGTATTAGAAAACTTAGTAATAGCTTTACCAGCTACCAGTCCAATTCCTACACCTGCTAGATTACCTACAAACTGTTCTATCACATACTTGCGAGCTTCCTCGTTGTCTGTGTTCCTGATAAAACGACCAGCAAGATCAGGGTTCATCATCACGGAGTCAATCACCACCTCTGCCATGAACTTAGTCAAGTCAGTTGCCGTCTTTGCTACCCTATCACTAGTCGTCAAGAACTTAACTGCTCCGTTGATAGCCTTTATGCCGTCATTCCCCTCAAGCACAGCCTGCATACCTTGTGCTAATCTGGTAGCGTTAAACCAAGATGTACCGACTTTACCAGCATCACCAATAGCTTTAACTCCGAGAGAGGCTAACTTGACCGCTCCATCGGATACGGCATTACCTATTGCTATTGTTGTAACTAGATTACTGGCAAAAGCAGTCATGGACGCTACTGTATCTCCACCTTTATTCACTAGTTGACGATTTTTAGTTAAATCCTCTTTCCATTTATTGTATTCACTATTATCACCACCAACTGCAGACACTACAAAGCGTGTTGGAGCAGTAGTTGCGTCAGCTACTCCCTCAAAGATGCCAGTTGATCCGTCAGTCACAGCGTGCCTTGCTCCAGTCCAAAAGTTGGTGCTAGCCTCGGTATTATCTAAGTATTTCTTAAAAGAAAGCAATTCAGCAATATAGCGAGAGTCTATTTTATGTGACTCATTCCCTCTCGGTTGTGCCAGTCTTCTTTCTACTGCCTTCTTAATTGCAACGATTTGTTCATCGGTCAACTTGTCATTACTATAAGCGTCGGTTAATGTTTTATAGTCAATGGTGTGAGTGTTTTTATCGTATCCAGGTAGATTAGTAAAATATGAAAACTCTGGAACGTCAGGGATAACCTGTCTATCATTACTGTTTGGAGTAAAGTCACCGTTCTTGATAGTAGCCGACATCGCAGTTTGGGCATCTTCATCAGAGAAGTCAGCCTTATACTCGTTCTTAATTTGGTCTTTATACTCGTTTATCTGATCATGGCGTGCGACCATAGACGCTAGATCATTGCTCTGTGCCTTAATCCAGTCCTGTGCAGTTCTCAAGTCATTCTGGTTTGAGGTGAGGGCAAACTTAGTATTCGGATTTAGCTTCTGTGCTTTAGAAAGCTCTAAGAGAGCAGGCTTCAGTTGCTCCTTATAATATTTGCTATCAGTAAAAGACTTCGGGGCATTAACTTCAACATCGCCGTTGTCGTTCATCTTAATATTATAAGAAGAGTAAAGGTCTTTTTTAGACATGAACTCGCCAGTATCACCATAGCGATACAACTTTTCGCCAGAGTTTTTTCTTGTGACATTGGTACTGTTATATGGAGCATGACCCAAAACATTACCATCTTTATCCACGATGTTGAAACGGTTAGGGTCAGAGTTGTCATAAGCTTGATATGTTTTACCTGTATCTGGAGCAACCCAACCAACATTTGGGTTACCTAAATCTTTATTGTCTGTCATGTTGCCAACCGCCTTGTTTACCTAGATCATGATTAGGAGCTAGAGGATTAGCCCCACTAAAATCAAAATATCCTGTACCTTTTTTCTCAGCATAAGGTTGAGTACCATAATTCTGCGTATCTTTCATTGCATCAGGGTTATCGACTATCTTCCCCTCTTGAACGCTACCACTAGGCTCTTTCTCTATTACATTGCCACTTGTCGCTTGTCTTTGGAGTGCGTCTTGCTTAGCATTAGCTCTTCTTTCTTGATTAAGTCTCGATCTCATCAGGCGTTGTTTATATTGAGCAGACAGCCCTGCTAAGACATCAGCTAGTGCTTTTGCTTGTGCTGTTGCTCTTAGATTAGCCACCATACTGTCTACCTGTGGAGTTTGATAGCGTTGCATAAAATAATCTTCGCCACCGACTAGACCACCTTGTGTCGGAATGACATCTGTGCCAAGGTTTCTCGTATCAGTCTGTATTCCAGCATTATTATTTGCCTGGATACCTCTAAGGTTGTCAATAAATTGCATTTGCTCATCACGAGAGAGGGTTGGGTTGATGTATTTATTTCCCTCATAGTCGTATGCTTCATTATTATTCATGCCTTAATTGTATCAAAAGAAAAGCCTACCAGCTAAAAACTGATAGGCTCAACTTAAGGATTTTATACTCTGAAAAATATGAAATATGTAATACCTTGAGAGGAGAACTAGTCATAACGGGTGGGCATCATTTTCCACTTCTCCTCTCAAAATCATAATACCACAACTGTGCTAATATTGGTATATGGAAAGCAATACTTTTAATACGAAAAACATTGTAGATAGAATAAGGTTAATCGGGGAGTTAGAACACCTCTATTTTCACGCTAAGATGTCAGCTTCTGTAGCTAAATTAAATGGAGATGAAGACATGGAAGTCTTCCATCAAACAGTAGCTAGTAAAGCTCAACGGCTTCGCCGAGAATATATGACAAAACACTTCGGTAAAATGCCTGATGAGTTGTGGTGTGAGGGGAAAGTGTCTGCCTCTTTAAGACAGATTGCCTATGAAACGGATACAGGCGATACTGAAACACTCGTTAAAATAGATGATATTGTAAACACGGTATGGGGGGAGATTACCAACTTAGACCTGTCAGGCTGTAAAGCGTGCGAAGAGGATAGGAAAGAATAAATAATAAAAAAATACCCCCCGAAAGGGTATTTTTTGTTGGTTTTACCTCTGTACTAGGCGACTAAACCGTTGAACTCTAGGATAGCTCCGTACACAGGGAATGTGATCCCGCTCCCGACGTAGATATCATCAATAGTTCCACGCTCTAGCTTATCACAAGCATTTGGCTCAAGGTTGAGGGTGTAGGCGTGTTTCTCGAAAGAATAGCCGACACGAGGGTCAAGAAGAGCGACATACTGTTTCTTTGCATCAGCAGAGAAGAGTGGATAAGTAGAAGCAACAGCACCAGCAGCACCAGCCGTGACTAACCATGGGGAACGCTTCATGATGACGACATTCCCTGGGATACCGAGGATAGCCTTTACGCTGTCAGCAACCTGGAAACCTGGTAAGTCCCAAGCGTTGAAGGTGTTGACGATTTGGTAGTTGGCGTTAAGGTTATAAGCGTTCTGGACAGAGAAAACGATATCACTTGCAGCTTCAGCGCCCATGAAGACAGTTGGGGCGATACCAAATGAGTTAGACATATAGGTATAAGCCTGTGAGATTAAGGTACGCTTTTCACCAACTTTTCCAAGGTTTGCCCAGTAGTGGGTAGCTTGAGTTTTAGCTAAGATTGCATCAACAGTTCGAGCAGGAGCAGCGATAAGACCTTTAATAACCTTGTTCCAGAGGTCGTTTTCACGAACGAACTCATAGGCACGCTTTGATTTAGCGAACTGCTTAGTTGCGTATTCGAGTGTCCAGAAGTCAGTATCCTTATCACAGTAGCGAACACCATAAGCATATTCAGTATCAAAACGGAAAGTTAAGCTTTGGAACTCTGGGTCAGTCGAGATACAAGGTACAGAACAGTTAAGTTTCATACGGTCATGACAAGTATCGACATTTTCATAAGTGATAGCAGAAGTTTTAATCATTGAAAGAGGGTTTTGATCTTTCTCGATTAAGAGTTTCCATTCCTGACCAAAGCGAAGTTTCGAGATAAACTCGTCTTTTTGAATGATTGAATTACCTGTGAAGAAAGAACGAGCAGAGCTAATCTCCATTGCAAGAGTAGGTTCTGTGACGACATTGCTTGCTACGAGTTCACGAATAAGAGGACCTTGGACTTTGTAGTCAATAGGAACAGTCTTTGGGTCGGTCTTAGCTGTAGCTAAAGTTTGGGTATAATTACCAGCCATTTAATATTTTTCCTTTATTTAATTTAACTATTAGTCTGTCCTTCTTATTGGCGATTGCAAGTCGTCAATTCAAAGTGTCTAGTAAAATAGGCTCGTTTTTCTTCGTTTCACTCACTCGGTTTCGCTCGCCGAGTGGGTCTATCCAAAAGACTAGTCCACTCTCTATTACTTTAGACTTATCCTCAATATACACGAAAAAATATCTAAATAAAAAAAATGGCAAGGAAAAAATAAAAATAGCCAGTTACCTGGCTATCTCTATAATATTTGTGATATGTTCTTGGAGTACTAGTGATTGGTTTTATCCAACTACTCTTTACGAATTATAGACATTATTCTTCAGGAACTCAAGAGCTTTCTCAATACTTGGGTGGCTTTTCCCCATCTGTTTTAGCTCCATATTCTGCTTAACAATATCAAGAGCCATTTCTTTAGAGGTAACCTCACCATTAGCTCCTGTTTCGACTAAGTTGACTGTTGGCGCACCAGAGCCTTCGGGTTCGGTTGGCTGGACAGCTTGGCGAGTCTTAGCATAAAGTGAGAGGAAGCTCCTGATTTTTGCATCGTTAATATTGCCATGATCATCAGTCACATTAATGTCAAAGTCGGCTAGTGTTTTAAGGATAGAGCCGTTCTTAATTTCATCTGCGATATTCTTATACTCATCAGTACTAGCTAGATCATTAAAGTACCTGCGATTATTAAGTTCAGTTTGAGAGATATATCCCTCTGGCATTTTATACTCTTGCTTTGGTTGCTCTGGTTGAGTTTGTGGAGTTACTTCTGTTGGTTGGACTGGTTGGGTAGTCTCCTGTTTTTGTGGATTTGAGATGGTCTGTTTCATTTTCTCAAACACCTTATCAAAACCACCATTACCTGAAGTGAAACGATTAAAAGCTTCAAACTGTTCAACAGACATACCAAGAGCCTTGCTTAACTGTTCTTTGGTTGGCTCTACTTGTGGCTGACCCTGTGGTTGCTCTGTTGGTTGCGTCTGTGGCTGTGTGTTCTCAGGAACGACTTGACCTTGATTTTCTAATTCTGGCATTTTGCTCTCCCTATTTAATAGTTTAATTATTGGACATATTTAGTTTTTTATCAAGTTCAGAAAGCATCTCAGATAGCTCTCGAATATCTCTAGCTGTCGCCCCTGCCCCTGCTATATTTACCTCTTGAAGTTGTTTTTCTAACAATCTAGCTTTTACCTTTAGGCTTTTTGATAGCCTACTGATAATAGCTGGATTACTCTCTGTCCTATAAAGAGTATTTATGATAATCTCGCTTGCATTTTCCATTGGTTAGTATTCTATTCTATACCGTTAGGATTTGCAAACATTGAGCCACTTTCCTCAGTTAAACCATCAAGGTTGGTCTTCATCGCACCATCTTGAGATAACATCTCAAGTAGTTCAGGTGGCAACTGTTCGTCCTGTTCAGGCTGTCCAGCTCCTTGATTTAATTCACCAGAGAGAGCCATAGTTGCCTGTTCTGCCATTTCAGGGTCTTGGTCAACGGCGTTCATTGCCTCGTAAATTTCAGGGTTCTGTTCATAGTTCGCCTGGTTCTGCGCAAGAGCATTTGCCTGGTTCTGTGCCATAGCTTGAGCAAGCGCCATCTCTTGCTGATTATTCTGTTTTAAGAAGTTCTTAACAAGAGGTCGTGGAACTTGGTCATAGAGAGCTTGTGCAATTAAGTAAGCCGAACCCTCCTCGGTTAGCATATCCTTGAATGTACCAAGTAGAGTGAGTGCATTAACGGCAAGTGATTTATCGTGTACTCGTTTAGCGAGCTTAGATTTCACCGTAATAGTCGCAGAAAGTGCCATTTGTTCTAATGTTAGAAGGTCGCTCATGCCATGGTTTACTACCTCAAAGCTTTGCTTTGGCGAATATGCCACACGGTTAGCAATACATTGTCTTGCAATGTCAGCATATAAAGACATGATGGCGTTCTGGTGGGTAGCAAGCCCCTGTGCCATTGCTCCTTGTGCCATACCACTTTCGGCAGCACTTGCTCTATCGCCCATCATTTGCATTGCGTCAAACTGGTCATAACCGTGCAAAGTTTCCTTGATTTCTTTCTCTAGCTTGGCGATTTGGCTGTCAATAGGTGAGAAGTCATAAGGGAACTGAATTGTGGCGATATCACCTTGTATCTCATCTAGCACGACACCCATAATATTAAGAACGCCTTTTAATTCATCAGCGTCAGCAGAGTTTGCCGTGATACGCAAAATAGAGAGAATTTTAGCGACATGAGAGCGTTTTGCCTCCCAACCACAGAGTTCATCATGTAAGTCAAGCAACATCGCCACATCAGAGAGTGGGTAAGACACAATGTCTTTATTCTTCACTAGCTCCATCTTAAATTTAAGTGGACAGTCTAGCTTGAAGTCGATCACCTTTTTAACCAACTCATCTGTCATCGGGTCGGTTGTGGTCATTAATATTTTACGGCTAAACGATTTGGAGTTGGCAGAGATAACAAAACGACGGTTGATAATCTGGAAACGGATACCACGCTCTAGGTCGTACATCGTAATCAGCTCAACATCATCACCACCATAACCTGATTTAGTTTTAGCTTCAGGTAGTATTGCCCTCGACTGATAATAAGAAAGATTATAACAAGAGTATAGGTCATGCTTATAATCCTCCATACCCTCGGTCAATCCACCTGCAAGGCTTGGAGAAGAGGCAAGCGTATTCATAGTTGAAACATATAAGTCTAGCCCGTTGAGAGAACGAATTTTACGCCCATGGACTTTGACCTGTTTATTAATCTCAGTCTTGTCGCCACTCGTGGTAAAGATATCAGTATCAGGGGCAATGATGTTGAGATTTATCTCCTCATTGGGGTTGGAAGAGAGTATTGCTTTGAGTTTACTCCAACTCACCATTTCGCCATAACCACGGAAGCGTTCCTGCCCTGTTGAGGAGTATTTGGTATCAAAGAAAATGTTCTTCGGATTAATTCGCTTAATGATGTTCTTATCCTCAATAGGGTCGTATTTAATGTCAACTGCCACGATACCGTTACAGGTTAAGTCATGAGAAAAAGTCGCTGCCATAAGGTCTAGGTGGGAGAGTGTGTAGTCCTGCTCACACTTTCTCGCCAGTAGCTCCTCTGTGTTATCCTCTATCACCATAAATGGGTCATCAAGCTTATATTCATAACTATCGACCCCTGTTGCCATCTGTGCCGTACGATTATCCACTGCTTTCTTCAAAGTAAAAGAACGCCCCTCTGGCATTTCACCACAGAACTTCTTCAGTTTCTCTCTTTTACCTGTATCAGTAACTTTTGACAAATTGCTCGCTAGCTCATCTTGATAGGTGTTACGATAAGGTTTACCAGTTAAGGCAAGGTTTACTCTGTGTAACAAGTTCGCAAAAAAGACACGAGAACTTCTGCTTTCCTCTATCCATTGTAAAGGGTAATCATATTCATTATTAAGACTGTCGCCATTCATGTTCTCATTGTATCCTATATCACAAACACTTCAGATTTTTTACGCCCGTCTAGCTGTTTCTCCGTCAAACTCCCTGCGTAAATCCAAAGACACGCCACCTGATCGTCATGCCCCTTGCCTGCTTCCATACGCACCGTTACGCTCCCGTCGCTCCTCTTCTTTTTCTTCTTCACGAAATTCCTCATCTGCTCAATAAGGATAGAATCGTGGATAATAATTTTATCCTGAGAAAGTAACAAGATTATCTTCTCTATCATGGACTCCTTAGAGCTTGCCGTCGTCCTAATCCCCACCTGTTTTACTCGCTCTTTCACGCCACCTCTGACTTTACCTCTCGCTGCTACTGCCCCTTGTGTGTAGAAGAAGTTATAATATCTAAGCTGTCTAACTGCCACTAAAAACGCCTCTGCTACATTGACCTCAGGGCAAATCGTCGCCCTGTTATAAAGCTTCGCCATCGCCACAGCGAAGTCGGCATAGTCCTCTATCATATAGCCCTTACCGTTAAAAGTCGCCACCTGCTCTAATCCTTCGTCATCCCAAATCTGCATAGCGAAAAAATCGGACTCTTCAGAGAAAGAGGTAATCGGGTCAACGATAAGCTTATATCTATGCCCGTGTTTTGGTGGCACAAACACTCTAAAATCAGACTCCTCTGCCATCTCTGCCTTAACCTCACCTGTTAGGTTGTCAGTCACCAAACGATAAGCCTGTCCTGTCATTAAATTCTCCTCTTGCTTTTTTAAGAGTGGTTCAGGAAAAACAGCTGAGTCATCAGTAATACTTAAAATATCCTCTAGCGTGGTTGGGTACTCATAACGCATGGTAGAAATCTTTAGCGACTTAGTGCGATACCAACCGATCTTGTCGGCGAACTCGCTCTCTGGGATATTCTCCTCTTTCATGGCTGGAATAATCACATCACGCTCATACTCAGATAAGTTATCAAGATTAACATTCTCCCCATCGCCTTTCCTACCATAAACCAAAAACCATGGCACGAAAACAAAGTCCATCTCCTCTGGATGTTCTATCGCCGTCTTCACTTTATTTAAGAAATACGGAGACATACGGTCAGAGAAAGTGGAAATAAAGACCACTAAAGAGAAGCCGTAGTCTGGGATAGCACCAGAGATGGCATCTTCGGTCACCTCTGGGTGGGCGTATTCACTCGGCTCGTCAGCAATCCAGATATTCACCGTACCAGAACGGATTGAGTTCGCTCCAGCCGATACCACATCACAGTATGAGTTCCTAATAATTTTCCCTCTAATATCCGAGTAATAAAGAGAGAGGGCGTTGGCGTTAGACTTCTTATAGATATTCGGAAAGATATCGGGGTGAACACCAGTAATTAAGGGTAAGAACTTCTTATCCAAGAAACTCTGTGCTGCCCCACTTGTCTGCAAGGTATAAGCTAATGTTAAGTTCTCACAGCCACTAGCAAACGCTAAAACGTAGTTAATGATAGAGGTCACGAGGACAGATTTACCAATCTGACGAGAGGATAAAATCACCACGTCTTTTCGGCGCTCCACTCTTGTAGCTTTTGCAATATAAGAGAATAAGCGTCTTGCTATTCGCTCCTGCCCCCTATTCATTTTGGGGTGGATCAGTCGCCTAGTGTCTTTATCTTGTATCTGAACTAGGTTCTCAAAGTAATACTTAAACCCCTCAAAATCTCCAGTCAGAGCTTTTCTTAGCTCATCTGGGGAGATAGGAGCTGGGTCTAAGGCGTACTTATTCGAAAGTAGTGTACCTTGGCTATCTATTCTTGCTACCACCGATAATCTCTCCTAAAGTCGTGTCAAACTCACTCGGAGCTTCCTCTCGTTCTAAGACGTTATTATTTCTAATTGAAGTATTATACTTCGCTACTGCCTCTGTTAAAGACAAAATATCATCTGATGAATTAGCGTTCTCAATCAAAAAGTATAACCTCTCAAGTAGTTTCTCGTTGAGGTCAGTTACCGTTATCTGTCTCGGTGTCAGCTTCTCCACTACGCACTCAATATCTGGCAAGACAAAGTCCTCCTTATTTTACTTCTTGTCGACGAGCGTCGGCAATTCTACCAACCTCTAGCTCTGCCTGACCTGTAATCATATTGATTTGGCGAAAAATCATCAAGGCTTCACTCTCCACCTCTGGAAGCTCGGCATAGGTAGCACTCTTCAGCTTCTTAACCTTAGAGTTAAGAGTAGCGACTAAAGAATGCAAAAGTTTTAAATTCGGTGCCTCGTTAGCCTCTGACATTGCCGTCATCTCCTACCTTTGCCCCGTTTGTATTGACCTGTGGTCTTGCCCCTGGGTTATTCTTTGGGTCGCTCACAGTAGTGATTGACCTAGTTGGGTTAATAATCGCCTCCTCGTCATACTCTCCTGCTTTTATCTCCCTGAAGCGAGCCATGGCAGCCTCTTTAAACAAAAGAACATCCAACTCTCTCTCAAACGTGATAAAGCGATTGCCATTCTCCACCACTTCACCTTTGCTATTCTTAGTGACTAACGGAATATTAAAGTTATGGAATAACTCAGCCCAATTATAGTTATCCATAATAGCCTTGAGATTTACTACTGGATTCTCCTCTGTGTGGCTCTTAATCAAGTCCATCGCCTCTTTGACGGTGATAAATTGTTCGTGCATTTTTACCCTTTTCCCTCTTATTAAACTAACTAAATAATAAAACAAATTAGATAAAAAAGCAAAAGAGATTAAGCTAGTTTAGAAAGTAACACCTCTGCCTCGGCGATATTTATTGCACTGCCATCACCAAACGACACGAAGTGGATAGGGGCAGTCGGAGAAGTCGCCCCCACGGCAATCGCATAAGAAGAAGATCCTTTAATAAGGTCAAGCAGCTCTGCCTTATGCTCCCCTGTAAAGATAGACACGGCATCAAGCGACTGCTCTTTCCCCATATAGACAGGGATAGTTGCCCAGTCAGAAAGCCCTGCCCCCCTCATCACTCTTCGGCACATCTGCTCACTCCCCGAACAACTACATGCAATTACTCTAATCATTTGGTTTTTCTCCTTTCCCCCAGTCTCTCTTTTTTACGCCTTTTAATAATTTCTTGCAAGGAGTAGGCTTTCCCCCTATACTCCTCATCAATATCTAGCATATCCTCTTTTATTAAGCGATTAATAATTTCCGTCATCACCTCATCATAGTTCTCTTTTTGCACGACATAAGCTGCACAAATCTCTGGTCGCCAAGTCTGGTATTTCTTTAGCTTCTCTTTCTGTAGTGGCTGAAACTCACTCATCTCGTCACGCTTAAACTCGATAAAGCCGTAAAACCCCTTGTAACAGATAATAGTATCAGGCTCACCAGCTGGTGTCGTCGCATTCTCCTGCAACTTCCAGACAAACGCCCCATATTCTCTTAGACTCTTAATGAACTTTTTCTGCAAGTCTTTCTCTAATTTAGTTGGTTGTTTAATTGTCATTTTTTCTTCTCCTTAGTTTTTCTTCGTTTCGTTTTCTTTATCTCTCTTAACTCCCCCTTATCCTTATCCCAAACTAGCGTCGGCGACACCTCTATCAGGCTGTCAGAGGCTCGTGGAAGCGTGGTAAGTAGGCGCATAAAGGCAAGACGAGCTATATCTGTTGATAAACTCATACGAGAGAGTTTAGTAATAGGATTTTTAGACAGAACACTAGTCTCTAGTAGCTCCTCACCTGTAAATAGCATTTCTGTGCCACCATAGTCGCATAGCGACAACCTCGGATTAAAATATATCGCTCTCGCCACAATAAAGTCTAACTTATCCTCTAAGGCGGCTGAGGTTTTAGGCGCTACGAGTGGCGAGTCCGAGGGGATAAAGCAACCCGAAAATGCCATCTCCTCCTCTATTTTTTCCTCTTTCTCTTCCTCTCTTTCAGAGAAAGTCTCCACTAAACGGTCAAGATATGGGTCGTTATCCATTTGCCTCCTCCTCATACGCCTGCATTCTCTCCATCACACTCCCACCTAACTCGTGATACTGGGATAAGGTATGGTTATTCATGTTAGTGGTCATAAACTCAGGGTGCAAAATCGGTAGTGGTTTAGTTCCCACAAAGCATCTAATCTTGATTGATTTCTTACCCTGTGAGACCGTCCTATTGGTCACCTTAGAAAGCAAAAACCCATTAAAGAAGAACTGGAACTCTTTCCGCGTCTGTATCTTATACTCATGTATCTTGCACCAATTCACATAATCCGTATAAATAAGAGACACCGTAGTAAACCCGTTGAAGTACTTCTCAAACAGCTTAAAGTAGACCGAAGCGCTAGATGTCTCCTCCTCCATGAACTGCTGATAACTCCTCATCGTCGGTGAAAACACCATCTTACGATCGGGAGCCGAATAGAAAGTTGCAATAGCTAAAACTAGTGGCAATAACTGGGCGTACATACTAGCTGTATAGGTGTCCCTCTCAAAGTGATTCGACTTATTATCACAAGACGAGAGGTCAGCTAAAAACGGAATAGCGAGAGTACGACGCATACACGCTTCTGTACCTGTGCCTCGCCACTCAGGCATGTGATTCATCGGGAAAATGCTGGTAAAGTCAGCCGTTAAGTATAGCGGCTCATTTGAACCCATGCGAGAGAGAGTCAGCGTGCCATGGTCAGATAGAACTTTAAAATTGGCTTGTTGCTTATCAAGTTTCGTGTCGTCCTCCTCATCAGGCGCATTTAAAAGAGAGTGGAGCAGCTGGTGCGTGTAGTGGTCATCAGACAGCTGACTCATCTTCACCAGCGAGGTGTTGCGTGAGCCAAGTAGGGTATGGAGCATATTCACGCAAGCAGATTTCCCACCACGGGCTTTCCCAATTAAACAGAATGAGCCGAGAGGCTTTCGTTTCATGAAGATCGTCGCAATCATTCGGAGAATATCCGACAAGATGTCAGGGTTATTCCTCGTCCAAGCGTGCATGAACTTAAGCTCTTCAGGGAGTATTGGGGAGAAGTTGAGCGATGTCTCGGTAGAGCGAGTGGCGAAGGGGAGCGCCTCTATTTGCTCGAGGAAGGCATAGTAGCGAGGCAAAACCTCTGCAGCAGTAATGAGAGCAGGGTTGACCTCTGGGCGATGCTCTGTGTAAAAGCGTGAGTCAAAGAGTCGGAAAAACGACACCTCGTGTGGGGCGAGGTCCGTCTGGCGACGCAAGGTCTGATACTGATTGTCCCAGTAAAGGGTTGGTGATATTTCGATTAAATTATACAAATCTTTCATTTCCTTTTCTTCCTTCACACTTAAAAACAACGTGTCTGAGGCTTGCGTTAATTGGGAAGCCGAGAACCCACCGAGATGCTCCTCTAAATAGGGACGAAGCAGCAGCTTTGCCGTCTCCTCGTCGAGATACTGAAGGGTGTGGGAAGTGGAACTGGAGGAGTCGAGCTTGCGGTAGTAGTAGGTAGAGTGTGGCGGGTTCTTCAATCTGATTATCTGATAGTCATTTAAGACAAGGTTAGCGAGTGTGGAGACCTGAGCTGGTTGTTGTCTTGTTGGATACATACTTCTAGTTTAGTCAGTTTGGTGATATTTTGGAATGGATTTTGTAAAGATTACAACGTTACTAGAGATACGAAAATTAAGTAGGGTGGTCGGGTGGTCGAGTCGTTGTGGTGTTTTCTGGTGATCGGGTGAGAGCGTGGAGTCGTGGGTGGTGTTTTCTGGTGATCGGGTGAGAGCGTGGAGTCGTGGGTGGTGTTTTCTGGTGATCGGGTGAGAGCGTGGAGTCGTGGGTGGTGTTACCCCCTCAACTACCCCATTGTATGGGGTACTATATACGGACTCCACCTGGGGGTCTCCCCCCTGTCAAAATTACAACAATTTTTAGCACTCAATCAACAAGAGTGCCAGCAGCCCACGACATTTTAAGCGCCCCCCTTGCCATACTTATGCACCTGTGGAAAACTTAATCAAAAAATAATACAAAAAGTAAGTAGTAACTATTGACTTAATCCCCCAAGTTTGCTATAATTAAAACATAAAGATATGAAAGCAGTTGCGAAGTAATTAGATCGAACTCATCAATCTTTATAAAAGCAAAAACAAAAAAGGAAACAAGGAAACAATAAAGATGCAATACCAACGATTAATCAGGAGAAGAATCGAACTAGAGAAAAAAGCACAATTCAAAAACAAGCTACTCAATATCCTATTAATCGTAGGTATTGTAGTAATCATCTTCGGCGCTGGTTATCTCACAGCCAAGTTACAAGCCAGAGAAGCCCGCATGGCAGCTTACGCTGAAGCCCATAACTGTACATGGCAATGGGACAACTCTGGGCGAATTTTACCAGCTAATGAATCAAAAATCTGTAAATAATAAGGAATTTAAAAAAATGAAGATCAAAGAATATCAAGCTTATAAAAAACATATTCTAAACTACATGACAGTTGATAACTTAAAGGCTGATTTAGAATATCATACACCACAAAAAATAGTCCGTGACGGCTTCTTTAACTGTTACCTCTCACAGGTATTAGACACCCTTAAAGAAGTTTACGGTGACGAATACAAACCTGAAACATACTTAACTAAAAATGGTGACTTAAAATATAGGAATGGTGAGCCATATTGCTGGACGATCTATATTAATAAAATGGCAATGGCGATTGAGAAACTAGTTAAGGAGTAAAATATGAATAAGTTACTGGGGTACGTCAATTATAAAGACACTCACCACTTAAAAGAATTACTAAAAGAGAATGGCATAGACATTGAATATTACAACACCGATTCCGTTTGGGACGATGCTAGGATTTATACAGACAATATCGAAGATGTAGAGGTTAGAGTATATGGCACTGATTATGTCATTGTCCAGAATACAAAACTAATTGGATTAGTCGAGCGAATCGAAAAGGTGACAAACTTTACCGCAACTTTAGTAAATGACGGTCTCTTCATTGACCACAAGAAGGGTGATCATAGCAATGACTACTCACTCACCATAGAGGACTATAAAAACACAAAAATCCGTGTTGCCAATTCCTCTACTGTCGAATACTTCGACAATATCGACGATGCAGGTGACTATTTAATAGAACAACTAAATTTTTAACTAAAACATTGAGGAGCTAAAAAAATGGAATATTATAAAAATCTTATCGAAGATAAACTAAACGAACTAGTAAAGGACGGCGATGAGGCAGACTTTCAAGTTGCGGAGCGTTGGCTTGAGGGTGACACAAGAGATGATTTTGGCAACCTTTCAGGTAGTCGTAACTTTAACGACCTCAAGACAAGACAGATACTATTTGAGGCTGGCTTTCCATTCGATGGCGACCTGATAGATCTACTTGAAGAAGCAGGATACAATTTATCAATCCTAAAACAGGGAGCCGAAGCGGTCGACGTGATCATTTGTGAATTACTTGCACCAATAGTAGCTCAAGAAACATTAGACAGGATAGAGGCAGAAGAGGAGTAAGACATGAATACTAAAATTATTAAGAAAATTGCGAAATCAATGCAAATGCCAAACACTCACGGCACATTTATGATCCAAGGTAACAACGGGATTGTACTAAGCTTAGACGCTGGTTACTATTTTAACCGCCCTGACTTCATTACTGAGGACGGCATCTATAAAGCCGAATACTTAGCTGACAATATCGCAGTTAAAGTTGATCAACCTCTTGATGACTACCCTGAATTTAACGCTGACAAATTAACCACAGATATTAAGATTAGGGTGACTGACAAACAAATCAAAGAGCTACTCAAATTTGCATCAAAAGATACCGACCGTCCACAGCTCACAGGCGTAACCCTGTACATTCATGACAATCAAGAAGCCAGACTCATCGCAACTGACGGTTATGCTCTTGTATGGGATTCCGTCAAGATATATGGTCAAACCACGGCAAGTAACTACGTCCTATCTAGTGAGTTCTTGAACCTAGCAACTATGCTTGATGAATACTTGGTCATTCACATTAATAGAGACTGTGCATGGATAAAGACTAATGATGAATTGCTATTTAGTCGCAATCTTGAACCACTAAAGGATAACCAGCTGAACAAATTTTTAACAGCCTCAACATTTGAAACCACGGCATCTAGAAAATGTCTAACAAAAATCCCAAATCGTATGAAACTTGATCTAGCTAATAACACGCTGATCACACCAGACGACGGACAAACCATTAATCTTACTGGCATGTTCACCGTATCAGACACGAAAAAGATGCAGTTCTCCATTGAATCCAATGACGCTGGTATTATAATTATGCCACTACGTGAAGAAAACAGCAACGCCGTGATCGATTACATACAGCTTAAGAAACTCAGAAAGACACAAATTTGTTTCTATTATAACCCTGATAGATTAACACCAGTCTTCATACGCTATATAGACTAAGCAATGTCATCACGACAAGAAGACCAGCCACAACGGCTGGTTTTTTGCTTCACTATCACAACCGACCCGAACAAAAACCGAACAACCACCACACCAGTCCACCTAGTCCCACTAATCATGAAACCTGAACCACGAATACCCGAAAACCGAACACGAACCGAACAGCAAACTCCACCGTTCAGAGCCATCACTATCATACTAAAATCAAAAATCCGAACATCTCCCACCAAAAACCGAACAAAACCCGAACGACACCAACAAAAACCCCCGCTCAAGCACACCACTCAACTCTTGTCAAGATACTTTTTACAACATAATTCCCACCAAAATGCAAACCACCCCTGTTATGCCTGTGGAAAACTTCCAGCTCTCCCCTGTTAAACTGAACAAAACCGAACAATATTTTGCGACATTGACCATTTTCACCAAAAGACATATAAACTACCATCTCAAACAAAACAAGTGCCTTAAAACGCCTCTCATTGCGTCGCTTTTTGTAAATTCACTATCAACATTACCAACTCACGGCGAAAAAATACTAAGCACAGAATGCACGAAAAGTAAAAAAAATGTCAAAGATGTAAAAAAAACAACAAAGTGCCTCCATACCGCTTATGCTCCACCCCTGTAAAACCGAACAAATTGTGAAATTTTTTTTATGACATAAAAAACTCAGATTTCAAATGACCACTTTTTTGACCAAAATTTTTGAAAATCTTCAAAAATGACCAAAAAATAAGCATAACCACTCCACCCCTGTTCCACCCCTGTTAAATTTTCACCAAAAAATCAGAAAAAAATCACAAATTGTCTGAAAAGTCAATAGAAATTTGACAAAAATGCTGATTATGTCATAAAAAAATGGCAAAAAAAAGTTACAAAAATGAAAAAAAAGTACATTTTTTTATAACTTTTTTTGACTCCACCCCTGTTGAAAAAGTTACAAAAATTTTGGAAAAGTTACAAAAATTTCAAAAAAGTTACAAATTTTTTTGTGAATTTTGGCGATTTTTGTTCGGTTTTTCATTTTTGGCAAATAGCTACTATTGACCAAAAGCGAAATTTTTTGTACTTTTTTGGCTGTTTTTGAGGTGTTTTTTGTACTGTTTTTGGACTTTTCGGATTTTTTTTGTAACTTTTTAAAAAATTTGTAACTTTTTTTCACAGATAAAAAACAGATAGAGTGAAGTTACATATTTTCTTAATTTTAAAAAAAGAAGTGTCAAATATTGACTAAATCTGCTAGCGATTGAAAAAATCCCCAAAATACGTAACTGCCAATTTCCCAAAACACCCATATAACCCCACATTCACTATATTTTGTCAACCCCTCTCAACAACTCTACCCCTGTTGACTACACCAAACTACCACACTACACGTTTCGCTCACTATCATTACTAAACCACCCTACCCCTGTTAACACTAAATATCACCACAATATTGACTAAATATCAGTACTAACTATTGACTAATTACCTCACAACTGCTATACTTAACCTAGTCAAGCAAGAAAGTTGCGAAACAAATTAACTCGAACACTTAGCTTGATAAAATCAGCAGCTAGCTAACACTAGCAGCAACTAACTAACACAAACATATCAACAATTAACTAATAAGGAGTAACTAAACTAACTAACCAACTAACAACTATGCAACTAACAACTAACCAACCTAAACACATTCGTATTACGCACTTAGGCATTTCTAAGCTCGTACAGGTGAACATTAAAAGCAAATAGTAAAATATACTCTCTCAGGCTCTCGCACGGCTCTTAGAGGCTCTGGTGAAGCCTACGGCAAGCTCTCGGCTTTCCGAGGTCTCTCGGTAACGCACCGACTCTCGGTCTTCCCCAGTTCATGTTTAACAGGGATTGGGGGAGAGTGTGAGAGGGGGGAGAGAAAGGATTGAAAATGAAACGTAAGATACGGACAGTCTTAGACTTCTTGAACATAGACGGTTATGCGGCGATAACGCCAGAGGTAGCGATTGACTTCATTAACTGGCTGGACGAGGAGGGGATAGACGAGGAAGTTCGTGAGGATTTAAGGGGGATGATTACAAGTTTAAAGCAGTACAAGGGGGAGAAAGTACGGCTGGAGTGGAGCGAGATGGCACCAAGTGGACTTAACTGGGTGGGGGTTGAGGAGTAAGGATTAATATGAAAGAAGAAGTGATTAAAAATCTGTCGCTTGACCAGTTCAAGCATACGTTTGACGAGCTGGTGGAGTTGATGGTGAGTAACGCCTATATCTATTATGACTACCTATTTGACACGGATACGGAGAGGACGAGGCAGATTGAGTGGGGGTTTTCGGACGAGGATTTGATCGATCTTTTAGGTGACTTCATCAACGACTCGGACTACTCGGTGGACGCTACTGAATTCTTTGAGGCGTACGGTGAGGAGGCGAGAATAGAGGCAGAGCGTCTGATCTTCGAGGCAGAGGAGGACTAATGCGGAATAAATGTGAGGTGAAGGTCACGACTCATGACGAGGAGACAGGGCAGATAGTCTCGGACATTTATAACTTATATGACTTAACTAGCCTGTCGAGGCTTCTGGAGAAGATTAGGTGGCATAGCAGGTACACAATCGCCCCATATTCGGGGGTAGAGTATCAGGGCAAACCATTATTCTTAGGTGATACAGTCGAGTTTAACGGGGAAACGCTGGTTGTAGCGTGCGATGAGCGGGGGTATCACTTAGAAAAGATCACACGGGTGGAGTTTGGAGATCTTAATGCGGCTCCAGCAGTCACTACGCTCACACCAGTCACACCTACCGTCTTAGCCGAGCCACAGGTCACCACAGTTACAGATGACGAGGAGCGACCGATTCCAGGGTTCCTAGGATACCTCGCCACCTCTAGTGGGGAGATCAGGTCGATAAAGTATGGCGATAAGAGGACTCTGAAAACTCTGAATAAGAATGGCTACAACTATGTTCAGCTAAGAGTAAATGATAAGTACACAGCACGTCGAGTTGACTTCTTAGTGGCACTAGCATTTATTGACGACACATTAGAGAACTCATACGCTATTATCCACAAGAATAACGACCTAAGTGACAACTCGGTGGGGAATTTAACGATTAAGAAATAAGAGACAAAATGGCAAAACTACAACTTTATCCATTCCAGAAAGAGACAGTCGATAGACTACTAAATCCTAGTCCAGAGTCTAGCACGCACTTTGTGGTAGCTCAAACTGGGGTTGGCAAGACAGCGATCATGTTTAGCTGGCTGGAAAGGAGACAACAGTACCTTAATAACTCAGCTAAAATTAACTGGCTGATCGTGACAACGCCAGCTAAGGCAAAGAGTGGGGACTTCTTTACTGACCTAGAACGCTTCACCGACTACACAAAAGAGGCGATTGAAGCCCACCACGGCTCGTTTAAAGTGGTGTCATGGTATCAGTTGGATAAGTTAGTCAAATCAAACGACATCGACTTCTCAGGGCTTCTGGTGGCGTTTGATGAAGTGCATAAAGGCAGCGGCATGAATTTATCGGGAGCGAGTGGCATGAGTAAAGCGTTTGTGAAAATCGCAAACCACGCCTCGGACTTCATTGGTTTAACTGCCACACCTGGCGATACCTGGAGCAAGTTCTGTGCCTACTTCATGGCAACCAATTTAATCCGTAATAAGACACAGTACTATAACCACTTCGCCGTGACGCAGGACTTTAAGGGGTTCAGGGAGATTGCAGGGTGGCGAGATGAGGAGACGCTCAAAAGTTGGTGGAGCAAGATTAGTTTTGCGCCCGATGCGTTGGAGGTGACTTCTCAGCTTCCAAGTGAGATACACGAGCAGGTGTTCTTTAAGAAACCGACGAGCTACGACAAGGTGTTGAAGAGCCGTGTGGCAAGTGACGGCACATTACTTGATACGCCAGGGAAACTGATCGCCGAGCTTCGTCGTATCGCTTCGTCGAAAGACAAACTGGAGTGGCTTGCTGATTTCATCGAGAACGCCGACAGCGGCATCGTGATATTCGTGAATTTAATCGCCGAAGAGGAGGCAGTATATGAGGTAGCTAGAAAAGCCTTGAAGAATCGTGGAGATAACGCTCCGATCTTCAGAGTAGACGGGTCACATAAAGAGTTCCCGACCGAGGAGACGATCAAAAACGGCGTGGTGATTTGTCATTATTTATCAGGGGGAGAGGCGCTTAACCTACAGTTTATGCACCTCTGGGTATCACTATCACCGAATTACTCGTACTCAACAAGCGTACAGGCAAGGGGTAGGGTTCAGAGGATTGGGCAGAAACACCCTGTGTCATATTACTACCTGGTTTCTAAGGGTACGATTGACGAGGATATCTACAAGATTTTGAAGACTAAGAAAGATTTTAAGGAGGAAAATTGGGTAATATAACGGTTTCTAGTTACTGGCAGAATAAAGGCTTCACTAGTGACGTACAGGTGGCAGAGTATAAGAAGAATGAACATCTCCATTATGTATTAGCGACTCAGAGACGAAAAGGTATTGAGCAGAATAAAAAATTATATGCAACAAAAATCAGACAGCTACTTTTTAATGTCATTGGTGATGCCGAGTACAAAGATGAAATGGCAGATGAGATTATTAATAATCTATTCGAGCAATTTAGTTTAAGAGAAAGGAGTAAGCCAAGAAGGATTGAGGTGCAAGAGGTTAGAGGGGAATAAAAACAAATAATAAGAAAGGAGTAAAGAGTTGTCAGGGAACCGCATTGGTGGGCTTCGTGCCGCCAAAACTAATAAAGAAAGATATGGGGAAGATTTTTATAAAATCCAAGGAGCTAGGGGTGGAAGCGTATGCTGTGACAAAGGCTTCGCAACAAACCCTGCACTAGCGAGTATCGCAGGCGCAAAAGGTGGTCGCATCTCAAGAAGAGGTCCTGCGAAACCTAAAGTAGCAATATTAACCGATGCTAACCAGCATCAATCAACGACTATTAATGTATAATTATAAAAAAAGGAAGAAGATATGGAATTTACAAGGAATGGAATATTCGGCAGATTAGTATCTGAAACACAAGATAGAGTGCATCATCTTGCCGTTATAGAATATATTCGTAGAAATAAAAATCTTGATAACTTATCAATGGATAAGGCAGTATATGGTTTTGATAACGATTTAAAAGATGATATCAAACAATCAAGCAAAGGACTCTCTTTAAGAACTACTTATCGCCTTAAACTCGTAGACAGGTATTTTTTTATCATTGATGCAATATTAAGTGTAGTAGGGGTCACTATGTTCATTTTTACCTTAATGAACTTTAACTCAAACGATGGGAATTGGGCTATAGGCACAGCTATCATCTCTCTTGGTGACATAGCCATTAGCGTTTTAGTATCAAAAATTAGAAAGGAGCTGTTTTAATGAAACGATATAAACTTAAAAAAGATACCCCAACTGTCAAGGCTGGCACTATCTTCGAGGAGGAAAATGACTCTTACAACGGTAAAAAGTTGGTTGAAGTTGTCCCAGATTGGTGTCTTATTAGACCATGGCTTGCAGTTAGCGACATTGATAATTTTGACGACTGGTTCGAGGAAATCAAAGAACCTAAGAGATGGAGAGCAGAGGGTGGTGGAAAATATTGGTATTTAGATGATTGTGGTGTCGTTCTTTCAAATGAGGAATGGGGTGATGATACTGATGATTTTAGATACAGCATTGGCAACTACTTTAAAACCGAAGCTGAAGCTGAAGCCTACAAGGAATACCTTCTCGCTCGCCAAGTGCTATTAGACGATACTGACGGTGGAAAGTGGAGTGAAGATGAGGATAACTTTTATGTCTTTCGTTGTGGAATAATAATGGATATAACGAGCGCCTCATTTTATAGATCAGGAACGCTTTTTGCTCGAAGTAGAGAAGTACTTCAAAAATCCCTAGAAGAACATAGGAAACAATGGGAGACTATCCTTGAATACGAGACAAAGGAGATGTAATTAAAAGAGGTATATTGAAGCCAAAATCTGCCTATAACAAAT